AGATATAAACAAGGAGCTGGTTAGTAAGCATGATTTTGAATTATTAAAAAAGGAAATAAATAAATGAAAAAGAATATAGGGTTTTGTGGCATGGAGAAGTTTGACAACCGTAGGAAGAATTCTGTTGGCTCGTCAAGGATAAGAGTAAAGTGGCTTTTGAATTATTGGCCAGAGGCGGAAGATTATCAAATGGGTGGGCAATATGACACCATAGTTTTTCAGAAAGTCTACTGGCGTAATATGCTTGATGAATTTAAGGGGAATATGATAATGGATTTGTGCGACCCCGATTGGTTAGAAGGAAAGCCTGTTTTTGAGTTTATAGATAAGGTTGATGCGGTCACAACCTCTACCGAACCCTTGGCAGAGTACATAAGAAAAATGCGCCCTAAGGCATTGGTGCAATGTGTACCAGATAGAATTTATATTCCAGAGCACAAGCCTGTTAAAAAAGTCCACAAGGGAAGAATGTCAAAAGTGGTTTGGTTTGGGTATGGACAGAACGTGCAGTATATAACTAGAACTTTTGATGAATTAATCCAAAAAGGGTTGGAGCTAATTGTGATTTCTAATGAGCCCTATAATCCTCCATTAGCCTATAAAAATTTACAAGTTACTAATGTGGCGTATTCTTATCCAGGGATTCATGCGGAGCTTGTAAAGGCTGATGCGGTGTTAATGCCAGACCCGATTGGTGATGAAAGAGGGAAGTATAAATCTAACAACAAGACCCTACAATCTTGGGCGGTGGGCATGCCTGTTATTAATCTACCAGATGATATGGATAGGTTTATGGACCCGATTGAAAGACAGAAAGAATCAGAAAAGAGATTGGCAGAAATAAAGAATAAGCATGACGTGCAGTTGAGCGTTAAGGAAATGAAAGATATAATAAAGGAGATAGAAAAAAGAAAATTAAAAATTAAATAAAAATATGGAAGTAAAGCAAGTAAAGTTAGAGTTATTAAAACCAGCAGAATATAACCCAAGGGGTATGGATAAGAAAGAGGCGGCTCAGCTTAGAAAATCCATAACTGAATTTGGCATGGTAGAACCAATAATTGTAAATGAAAATAAAGATAGAAAGAATGTTATTGTTGGAGGACATCAGAGATATTATATTTTAAAAGAAATGGGAAAAAAGTCTGCACCAGTTGTGTATGTTGACCTTTCAGAGAAGAGGGAAAGAGAATTGAATCTTAGGTTAAATAAAAACTTAGGACATTGGGATTTTGATATGTTGGCAAATTTTGATGAAGAAGAATTAAAGGAGGTTGGATTTGATGATAAAGAGATGGAGAAGATGTTTCAGGTAGATGAACCAGTAGAGGGAGATGAGGAGTTTGCGTCAGAAATATTGGAGGCGCAAAATTATGTGATTTTTACTTTTGACAATGTAGTTGATTGGGGATTTGTTAGAGAGAAGCTTGGTTTAAAAATTGAACAGGTGCCAGGGAATAAATCGGAAGCAAGAGGAGTTGGGAGAGTTGTAAGCGGTAAGAAGTTGATTAAAATATTAGAAAAATGAAAATAGTAATTCCTTCATATAAGAGGGCAGATAGTTTAGTAACTTTAAAATGGGCTACTGGAGCTATTGTGGTTATTCCAGAAAGCCAAGAAGAAGAGTATAGGCAGAAGAACCCAGAAGCTAATATACAAACCATTCCTGACAAAAAGGATGGAAATATAAGTAAGAAAAGAAATGCTGTATTAGACCTTTATCCTGGAGAAGATGTAATTATGTTAGATGACGACATTAAATGGGTTGGGTATCATGAGGGGGGAGCGCACCATAAAGTAGATTGGGAATATTTTTGTTTATTTGCCGAGAATATGTTTCAAATGTGCAAAGAGGCGGGAACAATAATGTGGGGAGTAAATTTGCTAATAGACCCAAGAATGTATCGTGAGTATTGTCCATTTTCGTTTACCAATGTTGTGTTAGGCCCATTTACTGCCATAAGAAATATAGACCCAAAAATAAGGTATTCAGTAGATTTACACATGAATGAAGATTATGACATGGCGATAGAGGTTCTTAGGAAGTATAGAAAGATTTTAAGAAATAACAAGTGGGTTTATAACTGTGGACACATAACAACTCCTGGGGGATTGAGTTCGGTAAGGAACTACGATTTGGAAATGTTACAGAATAGTAAGTTGGTTAAGAAGTGGGGAAGTAGAATAGTTAGCTATAAGAAAAGAAGTGCAGAATTGGTTATAAAGAAGGTTATGGGCGGGGTGTGAAAAGAGAGTGCGCTACTATTTTTTTGGAAAATAGCATATAATGTGAATATGGCTAAGTACAATCAAGCAATGAGAGAGGAGCTTTATAAGCATTTGGAGAGTGGTATGACTAAAAAAGATGCGGCTATGTTGTCTGGCGTGGTGGAGGGTACTTTCTACAGGTGGCTAAATGAGGATAAAAAATTTAAATTGAAAGTTGAGAAGAGTATAGCTAAGTACAAGAGGAAGTTGATAATGATTGTTAACATACAGTCAAAGGAAGATGGAAGATTGGCTTTAGAAGTATTGGCAAGAAGGTGGCCAGAGGAATTTGGCACTAAACAAAGATTAGAAGTTATAAATCCTCATGAGGAAATTAATAAAATTATACATTTAATAGATGGTGAAGAAGCGGAAGTTGAACAAATATCAGAAAATGGCAAGAGCATTCTTCCAGAACAGACAGTCGAAACCGTTCGAGCTGACTGAAGGGCAGGCTGAAATATTTAAGGCTATTTATGAGCCAGATATAACTCGCGTGGCTGTAAAGGCGGTTACTCAGTATGGAAAATCGGAAACTACCTCGATGGCGTTAATTATGGCGGCTGTTTCTAGAAGAGAAAAGATACTTATTGTTGGTCCTTCTGGAAAACAGGCTGGAATTATCATGGGAATGGTAATTGACCATCTTTTTGATAGCAACATAATTACTAAAACTATTGAGTTTTCAGGTTCTTTGGAAAGATTGAAGCAAGAGAGAAGCAAAAACAGAATTACTTTTATTAATGGCAGTGAGATATTTATTCTGACCGCCAATGCGAGAGAGGTGAAGAAAGAGGCTAATGCGTTGATGGGATTTGGTGCTACTATGGTTGTCATTGATGAATCTTCTTTGTTACCCGATGGGATGTTTTCTAGAATTTTGAGAATGGTTGGTGGAGTAGAAAAAGGTAAGTTGGTGCAGTTGGGAAATCCATTTGAAGACAATCATTTTGGGGCGACATTTAGAAATGATAGATATTATAAGATAAGTGTTGATGAAAAACAGGCATTAAGAGAAAGAAGAATAACACAGGATTTTTTAGATGAAGCAAAAGAAGAAATGTCAGAGTTGGAGTATTTAATCTTTTATAAGTGTAAGTTTCCAAAAGGAGGTGCAGTAGATTCTTTAATTCCTAAAGATTGGATAGAGTTGGCTGTTGAACAGGAAGGTTGTGAGGGCGACCACAAGCAGGCTGGATTGGATGTGGCTAGGTTTGGTGGTGATAGTACAGTTTATATTTATAGAGAAGGTGGAGTGGTGAAGAGGATAGAACAGATAGAAAAGATGGACACAATGCAGATAGTGGGGTGGGCGAGAGAATTTTTGGATGAAGATACGCCTGATACGCTTGGTGTTGATGTGATTGGTATAGGTAGTGGTGTTTATGACAGGTTGTATGAGTTAGAGTATAAAGTTGAAGAGGTGAATGTTGGAGAAGGGGCTTCTTCAGAAGAACAAAAAGCAAAGTTTGCTAATCTTAGGGCGGAATTGTATTGGAATTTGAGAGAGCAGTTTAAACCAGTTAAAGGAAAAAGTAGAATCAGCATACCAAATGATGCCGAGCTGAAGAAAGAATTGACGGAGATAAGATATAAATATGGTAGTGAAAGAAAAATAAAGATTGAACCCAAGTCGGAGATGAAAAAACGTATTGGTGGTTCACCAGATAAAGCGGATGCGCTGATGATAGCGTATGCGGATTTACTATACAACCAACCAGAAATGTTTATTTTATAATTCGCTTTTTGGTAGTAAAATGATAATATAGAAGCATATGGCAAAGACAAGTAAAAAAGAAATATACCTCGACTCATCTACGGTGAGGTCATTTCCCCAACCACCCCCAAGGAAATCTGAGGATTATTTAAAGGCTTACACAGGCTATGCGTATTCCGCTATTTCAGCAATTACGCAAGAAGTCGCGTCTGTAGAGTTGAATTTGTACAATGTAGATTTTACGACAAAGGATAGGAGAACAACACCGATTTATATGCACCAAGCAATTAGTTTGTTGCATTATGTAAACCCGTTGTTTACTTTTTATGATTTAGTAGAAGCAACAGAAATATATTTAGAGCTAACAGGAGAGGCTTATTGGGTTGTGTTCAGAGATGAAGATACAGGAGAGCCTTATGAGATTTGGCCTTTAAGACCAGATTGGATAAGAGTTGTGCCTGGAAAAGAACTTATAAGCCATTATATTTATAGCCCAGGTGGAAATGTAAATGAAAAAATAAAATTACCAAAAGAAAATGTTATACCTTTTAAATATTTTGACCCATTAAATCCTTATAGGGGAAAGGGCTCAATCCAAGCGGCGGCTTTACCTTTGGATATTCACACTTTTGCCCAAGAGTGGAACAGAAACTTCTTTTTTAATTCCGCGATACCTAATTTAATTTTTACGACTGAGAAGAGAATAGACAAGCGTTCAATTGAGCGTTTTATGAATAGTTGGCAAGAATCTTATGGCGGAAGGAATAAATCTAACAAGGCGGCATTTTTGGGAGGTGGTTTTAAAGTAGACACGGCTACAATGAAGGCAAAAGAATTGGACTTTACTGAACAACAAAAGATGATGCGCGATGATGTATTGGCTGTGTTTAGAGTTCCAAAGACAATACTTGGATTGACTGATGATGTTAACAGGGCAAATGCCGAGGCTACGACTAGAGCGTTTATGCAAAGGGTGATTACACCTAGAATGAAGAAGTTCACAGAGAATTTAAATGAGTTTTTGTTGCCAATGTACAAAGATGCTGAAAAATTATTCTTTGATTTTACTGACCCAGCACCAGAAGATGAGGAAATGCGATTGAAGAAGTATGATAGTGGATTAAGATTAGGATGGCTTACGCAAAATGAGGTTCGTGCAGAAGAAGGATTAGACCCAATTGCGGGTGGAGATGTGCTTATATCTCAAGGTTCAAAGCCAACAGCGTTAGGTACAGAAGAAGATAAAAAAGGAATATTTAAAAAGAAAATAGAAGCCAAAAAGATTAAAAGAGTGGTAAAACCAGTAAAGCATATGGTAAATGTGCCCGTTAAGAGATTGGAAGAATTTGCTAAGGATAGGTTGAAAACAGAACTTCGTAAAGATTTAACCAAACTTATAGGTAAAATGATGTCTAAAAAGAATGGTGATGGAGAAAAACAAAAGGAAATTAGAGAAAAAAGTAAATTGCCAAGTCAAATGACTAAAGAAGAGAAGGATGAGTTTTGGAAGAGGTTTATAGATTTTGTAACTGACAACGAAGAAGAAATAGTAGATGTGGTTAAAGATATATTTAAAGAGCAAGAGTCTGATGTGCTTAATAGGTTAGAAGATGTGAAGTATTGGAAAAAGGATTTAAGAAAGGGTAAAGAATCTTCGTTGCTACCAAAGTTAAGTGAGATGGCGACTGGGTGGCGTGCAATGTTTATTCCGTTGATTAGGCATATTTTAATAACTCAAGGAGCATATACATTATCTTATTTGTCCACACCTGGAGAATTGAATTTGTTTACCGATACATCACAAGCATTTTTATTAATGAGCGGAGGAGTGTTGATTGATTCTATTAACGAAACGACAAGAGATAGTTTAAAAGTTACTTTGGCGGAAGGATTTGGGAAAGAAGAAACCACAAGTCAATTGAGAGATAGAGTTTCAGAAGTGTTTACTACCGCGACAAAAAGCAGAGCTCAGATGATAGCGAGAACAGAAGCTATAAGAGCTAGTAATTTTGCTACTTTAGAAGCGTATAGACAATCAGGAGTGGTGGTAGCAAAACAATGGCTTACGGAAAGAGATGGAAGTGTATGTGCATTTTGTGAGTCGATGGATGGAACCGTTATGCCTTTAGATGGGGTTTTTGCAGAAGCTGGTTCAGAAATGAATGAGGGAGGCAATACATTGACCATAGGTATTACTGATGTTGAATATCCTTCTTTACATCCAAATTGTAGATGTACTTTAATTCCTATATTAGAGGGAGAAGATAAGGCGTTGAAGGCTGTAAAGAAAGCAAAAAATAGCATGAGCAAGATGGAGCTGGCTTCAAAAGAGATGGTGATGAGTTTATTGTGCCATGCACAAAATAAAGCTGAGGGCATAATTAAAGAAGCAGAAGGAAAAGGGGAAGAAGCAATGGCAGAAGCTAAAGAAAAAGCTGAAGCGTTGTTAAAAGAAGTTGAAATAAAAGGTATTAGAGCTATAAAGGAAATGAAGGGTGAAGTGAAAGAGAAGAAAGAAAAAGATGAGAGTGAGTCTAAGGTAATAGCTAAGGAAATTGTGGATGGGGCCGAAGCAGAGAAAGAGGCTATAGAGAA